CCCCGCTTTACGATATTCATTTACTGCTTCTTCTGCCTCATCCGCATCTTCTTTAGTTGCAACTACGAATTTTAAATATGCAAACCCCACATACTCATAAGATTTTACCACCTCAGGACAGATTGCGCTATCCCAAGATTCACCTGACACTGATAATTTAGGGGAAATCGAAAATGTTAGTTTGTCATAACTCCTGCCGAAGTTTGTCCATTCTTCAAACAGATAATCGTGAAAGTCATTCGATAAAGGTTGTGTGCCATTCGTTTCAAATGTCAGTTCCTTTAAAGGTTGTATTAACTTATGTTCTAATAATTCAGGAAATACTTTTTGCCAACCCAATAAAGGTTCGCCGCCAGTAATTACCAGATGTTCGTCTTTCCATTCCTTGTGCGGTAAAGTATCCACAATAGCATCGGCGACAGAATCAGTAGATAGCACAGGACTAAGATGCTTAAAACGAACGTCCCAAGAAGCGTAAGAATCGCATCCTGTATGAACAAGAGGTAAGTCTTTATATTGTTTAAAAGATTCAGCATTTACTTTAAACCTTTCATTGCTATCTTCTCCCTTTGGCATACCAAAACCACCACAGGTAAAGTTACAACCAAAAGTTCTTAAAAAGACAGAAGGAACGCCCATAAAGCGCCCTTCACCTTGTATGCTATAAAATAATTCAGATATTTTTAGTTTCATATATTGTAGACCATTTTTTAAGTTTACTAAGTTTAGCTTCTTGTGCAATCATCAATTCATCAAAATTTACTATTCCATGTGAATGGCATAATGTAATCATTGCTAAAAGGTCGCCTAGTTCTTCAGTTAATCGCTGTCTGTTTGTTGCATTATTATATTCAGCATCAATACCGAATCGAAATACTTTACTAACAGCTTGGGTAACTTCCGCACATTCTTCCTGCAGAATGAGCATAATTTCGTCGTGTTGTTTCATGATATATTTAGATATTAAAAGCTAATTATAATGTCATTATGGAAAGAAGTCAACAATCGTGTTGTCCAATTCAGCGGCTGCGGCTTTCCGTTTACGAGTTTTGGTTTGTGCTGGGGTTTCGCGTCTTTCGGGGTCAATGTTATCCAATTGCTTTTTCAAATAATCTATCAATTGGCGACCCGCTTCTGTATCATCACTACCCTGCATAATTGCATCCATGTCCAAATTCTCAATAATTTTATATTTGGTTGCTTGATGTTTTTTCTCTTTTTGGATTCTGCGTATAAAAGCGAAGTAAATAATTTGAGTATAGTATGCAAAAGGATTAGATGATTTTTCGGGATCAAATTTGGTAGCTGCTGTTAAACAGTTTTCAATACCATCTGAAATCATATCATCTTTGAAAGTATAATTAATAAAATTGGATTTATATGATAAGTGAGTCGCAATCTTAATAAAACATTCTCCTATATACTTGGGTACTTGTGGAGTACCCATGCCCTCAACTTTCGCAACATCTATACTTTTTTTATAGTCTATAAGTGCAGCTAAGAACTTTTTATTATCTACATAGTGAGATGGTTCAGCTTTAGTGGAGGAGCTTGGGATCTCTTCCAAGGGCACTTCCAATACTTCCGTCGTTGTTTTCTTTGTCATTGTCTTCTCCATAATTATTTAAAAATTCTTCAAGAATACCTTCTTCATCTTCAGTATATTCTTGCTCCTCTAATTCGTCAGACTCGTCCTGTTGAGACAAATATCTAAGATAATTTTTCTTCAAAGTCTCTTTAATATTTACCATAAGTACGACTTGACTTGTCGGTATTTTATATTCAAGTTCCTCGGAAAAACTAAACCAAGGATACATAATATATGATTCAACCAATACGTCTCCACGAGGAATTCGCATTGGATTTAAAACTACAGGATCAAATATACTAATAGTTTTTTGCTTGTATACATTTTCATAATTATCGGTGGTTGTACAAACAATACACTCGCCGGACGATAACTTAATATATTTAAAGTAAAGATTGTTTTCCATTAGATTGGTACCTTTACAAGTTTATAGTTGAAATGCTCGTCATTATAAATTTTAATTCTTTCAATCATGTGTAATAATGTATAATTCTTTTTACTCTTCCATGTTAAATCATCTGCTATATCATACAGCTTACACTTTGTCTTGGTGCCACTTGTTCTTAAACCCCGCCCGATGGACTGCAAGTTCCGAATGCGAGACTTAGAGGGAGAAGAAAATACGATGTTGTGTAGGTTTCGAATATTAATGCCAGTACTAAAAGTGCCATAAGATGCAACAATAATTGCATTAGATTCTTCTTCAGTAATTGCCCTAACCGATTCGCGTACTGTAACATCTGTTTCTCCAGATACATAAAACACTTTTCTTTCCCCGGCTTTTTCCTTAATCATTTCATGAAGGACCTTGCCGTGCTTTTCCACATACTGAAATAATACTAAAGTGTTTCCTTCTTGCTTCAAAGCAAGATTGCGAATAAATTTATTTCTCTGCACATTTTGGACAATGAAATCAATCTCTTTCTGGTAATCAAAACCTTTACAAGCTTTTCTTACTTCCTCAGAGTATTCTAATATTATATTATATATTTCAAGATCTGCCAATTGCTTATTGTCAATTAATTTTTTAGTTGTTGTTACTTTGTACACCGGACCAAATAAACCCTCAAGAACTAACTTATGAGTTTTCGTGCCATCTAAAGTGCCAGTAGTTCCTACTCTGTAAGGAGTATTAGTACATTTATTTAGTATACTTGTAAGTGACTTGGCCTTAAAATTATGAGCTTCATCTCCATAAATTACATCAAACATAGCAAAGAATTGTTTTGGTAGTTTATATAATGATTGCCATGTACTAATAACTACATCAAATTCATTAGATTTTTCGTGACCACCGTAAATACGATAGCAATGCTCTGAGGCTTTCCAACCATTGATACTAGAATAGTCTTGAAAATCTGAGTACAGCTGTTCCACAAGAGAAGTGGTCGGTACTAGAATAAGTTGTTTTCTGTCAGATTGTAAATTCCAACGAAGTAGACAATAAAGAATAAGAGATTTACCTGAACCCGTAGGGGAAAGTAATAAACGACGTCCATCGTGTATTGCCTGGTATACTGCATCTATTTGATAATCTCTAACCTCAATCGGTTCACCTTTAGATGCCAATTGTAAGGATAGACAAAATTCTTTAATTTGATCATATGTAACAGCGTCAGCTTGTTCTATATAATTAGAATAATCTATAGTATAATCTCGTTCTTTACAGAAGTGCTCAAGATAACTTTTTAGACCAACATATAACTCTTGGGTAAACATAGAGTAAAGACGAACTTTACCATCCCACATACGAGATCTATATAAAGGATGAAACTTCGCACCAGGAACATCAAACGAAAAATGATCGTTTAATTCTTGCCCAATGGAAGGTTCACACTTTACTTTTAAGTAAACTTCATCTTTTTTAGATAAAATTATATCAGCCATTACATCATGCCATTAGTAAATTTATTCCATTCAATAGCATTTTTAATATCCCATGTCCTACTATTTAAAGATCGAATTATTTGTTCTAATTGATACAATACCGTTTTAAAATATTCTACCTTATCCTGTAGTAAAACTAAGTCGTGGTCTACAGTTAAAAACTCATCCATTTCGTTCTTCAATGGTTTATTGCCTTGCCATTGATCCCAGCCTTCGTCTGTCAATTCCGTTTGAGTCATTTCGCCTCGGTAATAACGATACTTTTTACGTCGGCAATTTAAATAATCGGATTCTGTTTTGCGAAGATTTAATCTAGTAGATGATAGATAATTCAAATACTTGGCATGAAGGTTGGGTGTCCTTGCAGATTCATGGCCAAGATTCATCTCATTAATCTTACAATCCTCTGCCCAGGATTCTTGAAGATCTGATAATTTCATAATATAATTTACCTATCAACCGTTGATCTGAATAATTTGCTGGGGGTTACCTTGGAAATTAAATGAGCCATAGTGGTTCAATGAGATTGACGGGTCAAGCCAAATTTCACCACCTATATCTTGCCATCGACGACTGAAGGTATAATCTTCAGACAAATAACGCTGATCCTTTGGATCGATCATTGTATCGAAGAACGCATAAAAATGAGGATTCAACTCTGGAGGAGTATTCAAATCATTGTTATATTTTAGTTCAGGATACGCTACAATCATCTTGTCAATAACTTCTCGCTTAATCATCATAAAGCCTGTAGCTCCATCATGTAAACGAATCAAACCGTTTTCAATAGCAATTTGTTTTGCTTCGCGGTTAATGAATTTAAAATTAATTGCATAGTCACTACCGAAAGATGCAATTTGTTGATCTGTATAAGCATCTTCTGTCTGTTTAACTGAATCGCGAATACGTTGCCAATTAACACCCTTTTTCGGATACGCACCAACTGCAACATCTTTATTATGTGCGACCAATTTAATAACGTCTTCAACTTGGAATTCGATATCCGCATCGATAAACATTAAGCGGGTAAAATTGCTTTGGATAAAATATGCAACAAGAACATTACGTGCTCGTGTTACAAGCGATTCATTTGCAATCGTTCCGAATGCAATTGGAATTTGGTGTTGATTACAAAATGTAAGCAAACGAATTGTTGATCTGAAATATGCTTCAGTTAATTGTCCGCCATAACAAGGAGTTGCAATAAAGATTTTCTCTTTTCGCAAGTCATCTAATTTGACTTCCATTTTATTTTGGTTTCCTTCGGCTGGGGTGCCTCCGGCTTTAGTGAGAGCAGGAACCTTAGGCAAAGCCATAGGTGTAATTTTCTTTTTAGGTTGATTCATAATAACTCCAATTTATATTATAAAGGTTGTACTTCGAAAATAGTATATTTGAACGATGCTATCGCAGTAAAATATTCTACGGTTGATGATGCTATATCAAAATCCAATGCTGCCAATGATGTAGGGAACAGGTTTTTAAATATTATATTTACTTTAGGGTTGTTTGTCGAGTCTAAAATCGTTAAAGTACCATCCGAGTATGCCAAAACTTCTTCTTTTCCTGAAGTTTTAGTA